CCTGCTTATTCAGCGGTGTCGGCGCTGCAAGGTTCCGCCCCATCTGTAGTAGCCCGCCCGCAATCTCAGGCGCTTTTGCCGCTGCAACGATTGGAGCCGCTAGGCCCGCTCCTTCACCTAACAGTCCAGCTAGCCTGTTCTCAGGCGTTACCATGAAGCCATGCCTACGCATCCACTCTTCGCTTCCTACGGGAGCATCGCCCACGTTCACGCCGCCTTTACGGAGCAGCCAGGCCAGCATATCAACCGGCCCGGTAACAGTCGAGGCGGCAGCATTCGAGGCGCCTTGCCCGAAAGACTTGCCTTGTCGGAGTAGTTCTTCAAGTGTCATGGCTTTACGTAGGTTGCAATCCACGTCCCGAATGATCCGACAATCCCTCCGACACTGCCCACAGTGATGATGGTTTTCCACCCGCCCGAGGCTTGCTGCATGATGTTGTTCATGTTGGATACGGTCATTTCCAGCGTAGCCACGGTGCGGGTTAATTGCTGCACTGCCGCCCGCATTTCGCCATATTCGATCAAATCAATATCACTCATATGTGTCCCGGTACTCGTTTGTTAATGTAAATCTTGCAGCGCCGTGCGAACCGGCCACGCCATCCCGAAAGGTTGCACAGTCTCGGCAGTCGTTTGGAGAACGTGTATTCACCGTACTGCGGCCAGTCCCAAAACAGCAGGGCCAGCCCGCCGTAATTCGCCATCACATCAGCCACGAAAGCCACTAAAAGCAGGGGCTTGCTATTACCTAATAGCGCACGCTCAAACGTGGCTATCAGGATGATTGTGGGCAGGACAAGAAAGGCGAATAGGTAAATCATGGCTTACTCGTAGCTGACATTGACCGTACCAGCATCGAACTGATCGGAGCCGCCCACTGTGGTCAGCCTGATTTGTGTCAGGGTAGCCGATAGCGTTTTCGCGCCCGTCAGCAAGTGCGTGCTGATGGTTGCCGTGGTCTGCGCCCAATTACCCAATGCAATCCATTCGTTTCCATTGATGCGGCTAAGAACAATCTTCCCGGTGTAAACGCTACCTGCCGCCGTACTTGTTGACATACCGAAGCCAGCCGCTGGAGTAGCCCCAACAGTCCATGCCACGCCATTTGAGCCAAGGGAAACGTTTCCGGTATAACCTGACGTTTCAAAGCCACCAGAATCGCCAAGCTGGACAATGGGAACGCTCGTGCCGTTGGTTGATACGCCAGAAAAATGCAGAGATATGCGGTTTACCCAAGAAGGGATTGATGTGAAATCTACCGCCGTTTGTGTGGTTAAAGTCACAGCCGTTTGTGGCTGTATTTGCGCCGCCTTCATTGCTGTAGCGGTAATGGCTCGCGTTGTGTCGGTGCCAGCTTGCGCCTCTGCTGATGTAGCTAATTCGACCTTACCTGCCGCTGTCGTGCTGGCTGCGGGGACTTCCTGCTGAACAAATGCGGTTGTCGCTAGTTGCGTCGTAGATGTTGCAGCCGCAGCCGTAGGAGCCGCAGGAACACCCGTAAACGTAGGCGATGCGAGCGGAGCAGCGCCAAGAGCCGTTAACGCAGCGCCAGCCGTTGCAGCACCAGTGCCACCCTCAGCAATAGGGATAGGCGCCAATATGTTCGCCGTAGGGTCATCGCGTAACTGAGCGATAAACGCAGCATGGGCACGCTGAACGTCATCAAGTACGTTAGGCGAATCTGAGCCTGCGGGATAGTTAGACGCAGCGGTAGTTGACAGGTCCGTTATGGCCGTTGGAGTTGGCATAAATGCTCCAGAATTGAAAAAGGCCCACGAAGGGCCTAAAATGGGAAAATGACGATGTTTCTTGCAATGGTTTTCAAACCATTTATTGCCTTGGGATGCCTGTTGCTGGCACTCCCGATCAAGCGCCGCGTTCAGCGCATGAAGGACTCGAAGCTGAAACGCTTCTTACTGATTAGCTGGCGCTAGTAGCCCGCCAGTCATGCCGGACGTGATAGCCAGGCGCTTTGCAATTTCGCTTTGCAGTGCGGGAAGTGCCATCGTGTCCAGCAATCCCGGCCCGTAGCTGTTATTTGTCATCAGCGATTGATATGGCTTTGACAAGATCAGGTACCGAGCAGCAGGACGAGCCGCCATCATCCCGACCAGAGCCGGATTACCCGTAGATGCACCCGTTACCGCGCCCATTGCCCAATCAAGCGGACTGATTGATTTTGGAGTTTCCTTGAGTAGCTGCGTAGCCTTGGGGAATGCTGCGCTTATTTGCGCGATGGTCTTCAGGTCGCCAGATAATGGCTTGCCTTTTTCCAGTTGCTTTGCCAGCATCTGCGCCGATACGTCGCCCGTGGTGTCGTTCAGGCCTTTTTGTACCGTGTAGGTCTTGGCAATCAGCTTTCTAGCCTCTCTGAAGTCCTTCAGTATTGCGCTAGGTCCACCCGCCGCGATGTGGTCATCAATTGCCTGCTCCAGTGCGTCTGCACCAGCCTTTAGCGATTTGCCAACCTCTTTATTTCCACCAGCAAAAGCAGCGTCAGCATCGGCGCGTAACGTGCGTATTTTGGCAACAGCATCACCAGCGTCGAACGAAGCACTGCGAAGCGTATTGATCTCATCAATGACAGGATTAGGTTTTGCACTTGGGAATGATTTTGAGGCTCGAACGTATGGGTCAACGATCTTATCCAGCGCGTCAGAATAAGCCTTGCCCGGCGTGATCGTTCCAACATTGTCAACCGCTTGGTATGCCTTGCCAGCCTCTGCGCGTACAGCATTCAGGGTTTGAGCGTTCAGTGGCGTATCGTCAGCAATGCCAAGCGCTTTTTTGGCTAGTGAGTTTGTCACCGTCTGATTGCGTGCGCTTGCCACCTGTGCGGTTTTGATCTTGCCTGAAATGCCGTTTAGCAGTTCGTTGGTCATGCTGGATTTCACATCAGCAGGGGGGATAACATAACCAGCGTTCTTTGCCGTAGTTACAGCCGCGTCCCGCTGTGCGTTGGCAGTCTCTTTTGCAGCCATTGACGCAGCACGACCAGACATGAGCTTACTAGCGCCGTATCCAACCAAATCACCCAAACCCTTACCAACAAAGCCACCAGCAGCGCCAGCACCAGCGCCTTTGATTCGTTCAGCCGCGCCGCCTTCAGTCAATGCGCCACCAGTCACGCCACCGAGCAGGGTTGCGCCTAGATAGGTATTGGCACCCGGCACAAGTGCTACAGGAGCAGCCACAGCGCCTAGACCAACCGCAGAGCCGACCTTACCGCTTGTGGTGTTCATCAGGTCGGCGTTTAGTGCGTCAGCTTCTTCCTTGGTGCCAGGAAGTCCGATCTTTGACAACAAATTACCGCCACCCACAGCACGGATAGCAGAACTCATGCCGCTACCGACGCCAGCGAGAACCTTGTCAGTTGTGGACATGCCTTCAGTGGCATCAATCTTTTCAGGTGCCGCGTATTTAGACCACGGACCCTCGTTGGAAGACTGATATTTCTCCCAAGGTCCAGCCATTATTGTTTCTCCCAATTTGCAGGATTAGACGGGTCACCGCCTTTGAATTTGTAGCCATCAACGGTTTGCCCCTTCATTGGTGCGCGTGATGGTTTACTAGGAGCGTCAGCAGCGGCGATAGCATCAGGGCTTGCATACCGCTTTTGAATCTCCTTGATGGTCTGAATGGCGGCCTTTTTGGTTTCTCCGGGGATGGTTGAATCACCGATCTGGCCTGCCATTTGCTTGTAAAGCAGCACGTCTTTATCAGACTGAGGACCAGACATTTTCGGCATCTTGGAGATCAACGCGCCCTCAAGTGCTTTCAGCTTTGCAGCCGACTGAGCGCCGGTTGTAGATACGCCAAACACTCGTGCGGCTTGGTCCATACCTGCACCAAGATAGCTATTTGTTGAACTGTCAATCAGCTTTTCAGCCTGCGCGATAGTCGCCAGAGCATCATCAGCTTCGCGGGTTCGCGTATCGGCTGGCGTTTCTTTTGCCGCAGATGGAGCCTTTACAGCGTCCTGCGTTTTGTCGTAAGCGAACTTCTCTTTTGCCAGCGCATTAGAAGCCCACCCACGCGCCGACGAATCACGCTCACTAGGCGACATGCCAACAGGGAATGAAGCGCCTGCAACGGGCTTTTGAAAGCCTTTAGTGCCACCCTGATCAACCATGACGGGAGCGATGTAGCCGTTTTCACCTTGCCCGACTCGCTGACCGTAATCATCAAAGCCTTGCACGATTTTCTGACCGTTAGCGCCTTCAATCTCTGCTGTACGGGCTACCTTTTGTTTGCCAAGGTTCGCAGACTCTGCCAAGTTCTTGAGAATCTCGAACGGCACACCCTGACGCATCAGCGCCTGAAAGTCGATCTTGCCGGATTGCTCCAACGCGGGAACCTGTGAGCCAATGTCGAAAGCACCAGGCAGCGTGCCTGCCGGTAGACCCGCACCCATTCCGGGCTTAGGTTGTCCAAGTCCCTGAATCAGCGCCTTGATTCGCGCTTCCTCTACCGCCTTGGCCTTACGCGCCTCTACCTGCGCCTGCATCTCGTCAGCCTGCATCTGCTGAAACTTGGCCTGCGCTTGCTGTTTCTTCCATTGGTCAACAGAGCCGATGCCCTCTGCCATGCGCTGACCGAAGCCTGCGCCATCGGAGCGACCACCAGCCGCAGCAAGTAAGCCAAGCCCTAAGCGGCCCTGTTCGCTGTTCAATACGTCTAATAGACCCATGATGACTCCTTACCAATATCCATCCGGTGAACCACCCTGACTATTTGAGCCATAGCCGCTGTTGTAGCTACCGCCGCCGCCTGAATCTGCGTAGCCGACTGGCACGTTTGCGCCGTTCTGTGACATATTGCCGAGCAGTCCGGTGTTACCAAGCATTGAGGCGATCTGCCCACCCATAGGCGAGTTGATCAGCCCCTGCAAGCTGTGGAACATATCGTTTACGTTGCCGCCACCAGAGTAAGGAGCAGCAGCCGAGTCGCCGCCTTGTTGTGGCTGTAGTAGGCTTTGCATCTGCTTTTGTTGCTGCTGATTCATGCCGAACGGGTTAGAGAATCCGAGCGAACCGCTACCTGTGCCAGTTCCACCAGTTGAAGGCGTGCTGAAGTTGAACTGTGTCGGTTTCGCTTCAGGGTTCGATCTGTCGAACTGCTTCATGCCGTTCATTTGGTCGATCAGCGAAGCACTCGTATTGCGGAAGTTGTCCGTTAACGCTGCGCTGTTGCCGTAGGCGTTCAACTGAGACTGGCTGAAAGGGTTTTGCTGATAGTAGTTTTGCAGGGTCTGACCAGAGCCGATATTGGATTGAATCCAAGGCTGTGCCGGTCCCCAAGGCGATTGCTGTTTGCTAGTCTCAGTGTCATCGCCACCGAACAAGCCGCCTGCAAGGGCACCCGCAATATTCCATAAACTCATGATGGTTTCCTTATTTGAAGAATGAAGCGGGGTTGTTGAATGCGTTGCCTAGCTGCCAGCCGCCAATCGCACCCATTAACGGAGAACCGGGGTTTGTCTGTGATGTAGAACCGCCCAAACCACCAGCCGAGTTAGCCATGCCTGAGAACTGACTCTGATAGTTCAGCGGCGTGTTATACATATTCGTGCTGTTGCTAATGTCCTGCTGGTTGAACTGGTTGCCTTGATTCAACAGGCCCATGTAGTTGCTCAGGTTCTGCTGGTTGTTCTGCACGCCTTGCTGGAATACGTTGTTGTTGAAGCCTTGGTCCCACTGGTACATGGCTTGTTGATTGCCGTAGTCCTGCATCCGCATGTTCGATGAAGTCTTGCCCAACGTGTCAGCAAGTTGCCGCTGCTGTTCGCCTTGAAGCTGCTGTAAGCCGCTGTTGCCGAATGAGCCGCTTTTGACCATCGAGCCTTCAGTATTGGGCTTTACGGCAAGGTTGTAATTGCGCGTAATGTCGCCCAACGTCGAATCAATGTTTTGTTGCAGATAGGGATTCTCTTTACCCAAGAACGGGTTAGAACTCATACCTAAATTGAAGTCTGCCATGTTAGTTTCCTGTCAAAAATCTGCACTGGAGAAAAGCGCCAGAGACATACCGCCAGCCGTGAATGATGTATTTGCTTGATGCGCTGCCAAGCTCTGTTGGTGCGCTGTTCAACACGAAGTCGCCTTCAGCCCAAGTGCCTGTTGTCGGTGCCGCTGTCGATGCCGTGTAGAAGGCCGCCATAGAGCCTTCAGACAGGCCGTTTACCTGTGTGGCTATGTCTCTGTACCAACGGGCTGTGTCAGCGTCTACGTTTACCCGAGGCGTCTTGTTTAGCTTCAAGGCTTCACCCCGTTGCCAGAGTAGAAGTTATCCCAAACTTCAGAGTCTCCAAATTTATTTGGATAGTGAGACTCGCGTACATCAAATAACTCAGATAGAAACGGTCCGCTTTTACCCTTGCTATAACCCAACACGCCGTCGTGCCCTGCTTTTCTAACTGCGGAACCCACAGCAGCTTCTTGTAACGCATAGGGCAATTGATTACCCTTGCTTGAGTTCATGACAATATGTTCCGCATCATCTGCCAACTCTGGGGCATATTTATCCAAGAATGATCTAACTCTAGATACCTTTTCTCCATACGGAACGCCATAACCAAACGTTTTTAGAGCCTCGCTTCTGATTGATTCATAGGTGCCCTTACCCAATATTTGGTCTATCGCAGCTTGAGGAGCTTTGCCGCCAGTTGCACCCTTTACAAACAATGGGTTTTGTAAGAGTGTTTCGCCCGTTATTTTTTCAGCTCCACCATATCCATTTTTTCCAGTGCTGTAGTGTTTTGCCTGAGCTGCGCCTTCAGGAAGATAGAAAACACCACCACGGACGCTAGGAGCCATTGCTTGATCTGGCGCTTGATTTCTCTGCACAAACATTCTTAAGCCATCATCACCAACTTGAGCGCCGGGAGTATTTGCAACCGCCTGCGAGAACAAAGGATCATTTGGCAAATTGAGTTTCGTGTTTAGAGATTTAGCTTTACCAACATCAACAACACCAGCTAGCCCGACCTGAGCGCCATAGTCAGCCAGTAGTGCGCGTGCCGTTGCTTTCTGCTTGTCAGATACGAGCACCGATTTATCACCCGCCATTGGGTAGGCTTGGTCTAACAGACCTAACAGCTTGTTCTGGTCTTCGCCAAAGTTACGGATGCCTTGCGAGATGGTTTCAACAGGGTCGCTCAGTAAGCCGCCTAGCTTTCGTTTGAACGAGTCGCTGGCGCTGTAGATTTCGCCTAGTAAGCCCATTATTGGTTCCCTTCAGCCGTGAGAACTGCGCCTATCCCGAGCACTTTGCAATCACCTGTGAAGGTGAACGCGGCCCGGTGAAAGCGGCCAGACTGGAGCACATCAAACTTTCCGTCTTCGATAGAACCCATTGCGCGAGAGGCAACGGCATCGCCTTCGGTCATCTTGGAGAATGTTTCAACGCTTGCTGTCGTGGGTTTGTAGCCCGGTGCAAAGCGTAGTCTTATCTTTGAGAGAAGACTTACCATATCGTCATCGCCAGCGTCTCCAGTGGTAAACGACGAAGTACCAGCCACGCCGGTAAGCAACTGAAGCTGATGAGATGTGTTAAACACGGACAGCGCCCGACCACCTGTTAGCCAGAACTGAGAATCAAACGAGTAGCTCGAAAGCCCGTCAATCGTTGCTGAGAATGAAGTCAGCCCGTCAATCGTCACGCCTGCTGAGATGTAGTTCAACACCGCTTCAATGCCGATAGTCACTTTGCCCCATTGCTTTGAGGCTAGGTGATAGACAAGGGCTTGGTCTGGTGTCGTTGACGAGTTAGAGCAGTAGAAGGTCCAGACAACGTTATTATGTTTATCAAATACGCACTGTGTTTTGTAGCGATACGATGGATTAGAATTGGTGTAGAACCATTGCCGAATCTGACCAGTAGCCAATGGCGTAGGCCGTGAACCATCAAACAGCCAGATATTGTCCTGACCGACGAAGAAGTGCGAGCCGTTCACATCGCACAAGGCATCCTGTCCTACACAGCCAGCCTCACCACCAGGAACTTGTACCCAATCCCACACAGATGGAGAGCCTACGAACTGACCAACGTAGACAGCTTTCTCTTTGTAGCAAACAGCGTACTCGCCTAGTCGCGCTCCAGCAGTAATCTGGCCAGGGGTTGATACAAGCCTGCCTGTTGCAGAAAGCGTAGATACGTCAGGAGTCCAATCTGTATCGTCAAACGAAGCGCAGCACCACCAACGATCCTGACTTGTTCCATATGTCCCATCCACCGTATTGAGCGCCATCACGAACGCGCCCACGCTGAAGATAATCTTTGCTTTCGGAGCGCCTGATATATCGGCAAACAATCCCGAACCGTTAGAGCGTTGTATGGTGTCTGTCAGGTTAGCGGCTAAGGTAGCGTCACCGAACTGAGCGATTGACCAGCGGGTATCCGTTCCACCTGTATAAGCGCCACCAGAAGAGCGTGAAACGTCAGACCATGCGCCGCCTGATAGCTCATACAGCTTCGTGGTCGTACCTGCGATGATTCGGCGGGTATCGTCCAGCTTTGTGATAACCGCAGCGCCACGGCAACCAGCAGCCAGAGCAGGCACACCTGAAGGCGTTGCACCTGTAGGAGCAGCCCTCATGCCGTTTTCATACGGGATGAAGTTCGAGCATTCAACGATGACGCCCGGCGTTACAGGGTCAGCGTCAGGAGAGAACCCTAAGAGCTTGTCCATTAGTAGCCGCGATTAATGTCAAACCGTGAACGCTGTGCCGACCAGTGATCTGTGGTCAGCGTTGCCAGTGATTTGTTTGCATGGTCATCATTCAGCACTTCAGCCAGAGACTGCGCGTATTTGCTCTGCCACATGGGTAAACGGGCATCGTTAGCAAGGTATGGAGCCGACTCTTGCAGCGCAGCAAATAGGTACAGGTCGGGGTGTTTTGTCAGCAGCCAGTTAGTCGTGACCGAATCAGACAGAGCAAAGGTCTGCGTGTAGCGATAGGACAGTGAATAGGCAATATCAGCAGGCTTATCCAGACGGATGAAAGCCCCGTCAATCGTCCAGCAATTTGGGTATCCGTTTACCGTGGACTGGAGTAAATCCTGTGGCATCACATAGATCAACTCGTCACGCGGGTTATAGGTCGTTACCCATAGCCCCTGTGCGTTGTTGTGCGATGACGGGAGTGCAATCAGTGGACTACCGATAGTGGCGGTTAGCGTGTCTTCCTGCTCCATTGCGCTGACATTGAGCGCACGGTTAAGACGTGCCTCTGCCATTGTGATGAAGTCGGGAATGATGCCGGTAAGGTCAGTCCGATGCAGCCACGCGGCCACGGACGCCTTCAGATCACTGTAAGTTGAAATTGCCATGAGAGCCTTTCGCTGATAACTGGCCCCGCGTGAGCAGAGCCAGGCTAAACGTCAAGGTTTAGTTAGAGAGCAGACGTGCTGCCATTTGTGCGCGCAGGGTCTTGTATCCATAAAGAATATCGAGACGGCAAGGGAACGTGTCGCTGGAGATTGCGTACTGACGAACCACGCGCATAGAAACACCGTCGAGGGTTTCACGGGCGCAGAAGTCAACGCCCTCAGGCTTCACCAAGTCAGCAGTTGCAAAGCAGAATGCGTCAGGGTGGAAAACCAGAGAAGGCTTGTACACAGCAGAAGCGCCGCCAATTTTCGACACAGCAGCGTTATCGGCTGGCAAAGTGACGATGTTCTGCAGACCCAACGAGGTAGGACCGTAGATTGGAGGCGAAATGCCAATAGAGCCGCCGCCGCCTGCGTAGTCAGCAGTAACAACGAACTGTTGCAAAGCGCCAGTGTCGGCCTTGGTTTCAGGATGGCAACGGTTCACGTTAGCAATCGTGATAATGTCGCCCTTCTTGAAGGTCGTAACACCAGTGTCAACCACGATAGAAGAAGCGCCGGTAGCGGTTGCGCCGTTCATCAGGTAGGTCGTCACAGCGGCTGCAGTGCCAGTGGTCTGCGAAGCCAGCAAGGTGTTTTCATAGAAGTCGAAACCACCAGTACGGCCCATCGAGCCTTCTTTGTACTGCTCTTTGATAGCGGTGCTGTCTTGGAACAAGCCTTTGAGGGCATCAACCAAGTCAAGGTTGTCCTGAGTGTTCAGGATGGCAACGCGGCTATCAGCAGGAGTCAAGTTGTCGGCCAGAACCTTGCGGCCACCGAGCAGCTTGTTGAACGTCAGAGCGGAGCCGATGTTGTTCACGCTGTTGTAAACGTCCAGAGCCATGCTCAGAGCGTCGGCTTCAACGTTAGCGGCCAGCACAGACATTGCAGGCTGCAAAATGCGCTTGCTGAAGTCGTCAAGGCTCAAGGTCAACTCAGTAGAGGAGAACGTAACGTCCACGCCCTTTTGAGTAGCGACTTGCAGGGTTGTGCTTTGCTCCACGGTGTCTTGAGTGGACAGAGTAGCGCCGCTTCGCACGGTGTACTGGTTAGGCAGACGGACCTTCAGCGAGTCACCAATCTTTGCGCCGGATTTGGCGAAAGACGAGTCATACTGACGGTTTACATTGCCGACGAAATTGAGCTTCTGATGCAGAATGCGCAGAGCTTCGCGTGTGACCGCTACGGGGGTCAGGATTGAGTTTGCCATGATTCACTTTCAAAAAGAAAAAGCCGCGTATTGCGGCCCGTTGGGGGAGGTGTTATCCGTTCTTACGGATTTGTTTGTTTCGCCAACTCACCCACTGTTCAGGCGTAAGGTCGTCCGGGTTTGTTACCGCAGTGGTCTTAACTGCTGTAATCCGCGTGACTGGCTTAGCTGGTTCCGATGGGGGAACGGCTGTTCGCTCTTTCACAAGCTGGTCATAGAGGTACGACTTGTGAAGCAGTTTCACGAAACGGGGGTCAGTAACTTGACTGAGTTCCTCCGGCTTGTAATCCATGCTCCTGCCAGTCTCTTGCAGCTTCTTAGCTACCTCTGGCGACCATCCTTTGATCTCGCGTGCCACCACCGCCGCCGCCTCTTGAAGTTGTCTTGCAGTTGCCTGTGACCTCTCCAACGCTGTGCGCTGTTGCTTTTCGGAGATACTCTGCACGGCCCTGTCCTTTTCGGACTGAAGCTCGCGCATCTGTCTGTCCAACTTCATCGCCTGCACCGGGTCAGAGTCAGTGATTGCGTTCCAGTCGAGTGACTGATATTCCTTCAGCCTCTCGTCAATGCTCATCACCTTCGCTACTTCCGACACATACTCTTGGTTGAACTGAGCACGTTGCTGCACCTCTTGTGCGTGCTGCTCGATTGCCTTGCGTGCCTCTGCCACCTCTTGCGTCTTGCGTGTGTAGTCCGCTTGCCGCATCAGGGCATCTTTGAGCTTCGCCGGGACTTTGAACTTCTCGCCCTCGTAGTCAACTTCCTCGCTGTCATCAACGATTTCCGGCGGTGCCGTAGTCTCGTCAACTTCATTTGTTTCGGTTGATTCGTCTACCGAAGGCGCAGTGGTATCAATAACCTCTGGCTCTACGGAATCCATTTCTGGTTGTTCCATGTTTTTTCACTTGAATTTGGACGAAAAAAAAGCACCCGAAGGTGCCTACAAACCCGCCGTCCGTTGCGGTTCTTTGTCTATAAGAGGAGCAATAACACGTCCTCGTCGTCTTGCTCTTGCGCTTGAACAGCCAGAGCAATCCTGATTTGCTGAGTCAATGCGTCTTGAACCGCTTGCGACCAGTAGCCGCGAAGCTCGTCCATCAGCAGTTGCGCGTAATACGCCTGATCTACTTGAACCTGCTTTATCGGGTCTGATTCGCCCGAATCCGCAACAACTACCCGAGCGACCTTGTGGACCGCCTTCGCAATGTCTTGTGGCTCAATGCCGAGCCGCTGGCGTTCACGCTTGCGCTGTTTCGGTGTCTGATGGTGTCCTAGGTACTCATACCCGCCGCTATTGGTATCAACGACAACCGGAGTGCCACCCACCTGAGTGAGCCTGCCTACCTCGCCAGATGCCGAAACACCTGTCAACCCAACAGTGACGCCCGGAGCGATTACCGATGCTGTCAGCGTTCCTACAGCGCCTGTAGCGGAAACGCCAGTCAATGGCGCACTGACGCCAGGACCAACGATATTTACACCGAGCGTACCGACCGAACCCGTAGCCGATACGCCGGTTAGAGGCACACCGAAAGCAGGTCCGCTCGAAGCTATCAGCGAACCGACAGCAGTCGTCGCAGCTACACCCGTCAGGCCGACAGTGCGCTCATTCCCGAGCGAACCGACAGCGCCAGATGATGAAACACCCGTCAGGCTTGCCTGTACGTCAGCGGTTGCTGGTTCCTGATTGGTCCATGTGACCGCAGAGATTGACCCGCGTCTGACGTAATCGACTTTCACCCCGTGAGGAGCGCCGACTACATAAATAGTCCCTATCTCGCCAAGGCCGGAAACGCCTGTCAGCCCTACCGTTACTGGTATGCCGCTGACAACAGGGGTGAGCGTACCGACAGAGCCGGTTCCCGCTACGCCTGTCAGAGCGTTGGTATGCGTTACAGCAAATGAGCCAACAGCACCAGAACCGGATAACCCCGTTAGAGCAGCCGACTGGTTAACAGACTGAGGTTCTTGATTAGTCCACGTTACAGCGGAGATACTGCCACGCCGTGAGTAGTCGTAATTGACGCCGTGAACAGCACCGAGCACGGAAACCGTACCGATTGCGCCAGTTCCAGATACGCCAGTTAGGCCGACTGTGACGTTAGCTGCTGTGCTTGCCGTTATCGTGCCGACAGAACCCGTACCGGAAACACCTGTCAGTGCAATCGTGCGGACTACGCCAAACGTACCTACCGAGCCAGTCCCGGAAACACCAGTGAGCGCCGCAGCTGTTGTGCCAGGCTCTTGGTTCGTCCAAGTCTCTGCGCTGATCGAACCGCGTCGAGAGTAGCTTACCGATACGCCGTGAACCGCTGCAACACCTGACGACAGAGAACCAACGCCACCAGTGCCAGCAACGCCACTTAACGAGGCTGCAAGGCTACCAACAAGCGTTCCCGCTGCGCCAGTACCAGAAACACCAGCAAGGGCTTGTACGTGGTCAATCGAGAACGTCCCGATAGAACCGCTACCAGATACGCCAGTTAAGCCTACCGATACACCCGTTACCGGCTGATCTTGGTTCGTCCAGCTAAGTATCTGTTGAGAACCTCGCCGCGAATATGTCGCACGGATACCGCTTGTCAGAATCGACAGTGAGCCGACAGCGCCAGCAGCAGACTGACCAGTAAGCGACTTGTCAAACGATACGGTAAACGCACCAACCGAACCCGACCCAGAAACGCCAGATAGCGCAGTGGTTACGTTGGGGTTTGGCTGCTCTTGATTGGTGCGATTGACAGCGTAAGCAGTGCCTCGTCTTGAGTAGCTGGCATTGATACCCGCGCTAGGCGTTGGGAGTGCCGCGTCGTCAATATACGTTTCATCAAACCACCCCGCAGCCTGTGATTCGTTGCTAAACCAACCTTCAGGGACTGCGCTCGGGTCAAACAGCCCTTTGGTCATGACGACCCCTTATTTTTCTGAGATGACTAGCTCACCCGCAAAGAAGGTAGCCGTGGTAGCACTAGCCAAGATTGCATGATGCAGGCAGGTGCCGTTATACAGTCGCACGCCCGGAGCACTGAGATACTTCTGTGCCGTTACGTTGGCGATAGTTGTCCCAACAGTGGCAACGTCCCGAGCGATAAACAGGCTGATCGTGCCGGTAAGCCATGATGTGGCACCGATGTTGAAGCCCTGAATGCTTCGCACGCCCTTGTCACCAGCGGCTAGGTTGTACCAAAGCACCGTCCCGATTACAGGGGTTGCAGGAGCCTGAGAACCAGCAATGCCAAGCAATGTTGCAATGCGACTACCCGTTCCGCCGCTATTGGTGTAAGTGACCTGCGAAAGCGCGTTAACCGCTGCCAAAGTAGATGCCGCATGGAAATACAGCCCAATCACACAGCCTTCGCCATCGGTCGTGCCGTTAATGTCACGGGCCGGTAGCGTGGGAGATGCAATAGTCTGCACTGTTGACGTAGTGGTTACGGATAGGCCAGAATTGACCCATAACACATCGTAGAAGAAGTGCGAATGATTGACCGACGATGCCATTTGTAGCTCTGTCAGGTAGTTCGCACCAACTGACGGATTGGCAATAGGAATGCATCCGTTATCAGTTGTCGTTGTGCCGTCCGTTACTCGCCCGTTCACACCGGGAGTGCCGGGTGCCCATGCGCCGGGAAATCCTGCGTCTTTGTAGGTTGAGTACCAGTAACCTGCCGTGTCCGCAGCCGTACCAGTTTTCATGAACGAGACTGAGCGACCGTTATACGCTCCAAGTCCAGCAGGGGGATATTCAGCGCCGCTAGCATCGCGGTGATTCCATCGCCCTTCTTCATTGAAAAGCATGTTTTCACCCGGTAGCAAGGTGAACGAAATCAGCTCGATTGCTGTCGTACCATCAGTATGCTCTACCGTTACGACGCAGCTTTGCGAGGCGTGGTCGTTGGTGATATTGATGTGCTTGACGTTGCGCTGCGTTGAAGCGGCTGGAGAGCCTACAACGGTAGTAGTCGTTGCGGTTGTGATGTGTGGCGTATTAGTGCGCCCCGGAGTGATCGTTGACCCGCTTATGTCAACATACGAAGAATGAACCTCGATCTGCGCCGCCGACCCGGTAACAACCTGGATAAGGTCGCTCGTTGACGTTAACAGCAACATATCAGTAAACCGTGGTCAGCGTGATCAGCGTAGGACGGCAACCTGTAGCCGTAGCTCTCAGGGTCGTGCAATCAAGCGCGTTGAGTTCGGTCAGCGTCAGCGGTATGTAATAGACGCCGTTGGCAATCTCAACAACCGTACCGGCAACAGTAGCGAATGAGCCGTTGTCCTTCACAGCTTGAACCGTAACAGTCTTACCTGTAGCAGGATCGCCAGCCGTATCAACCATGATGAAGTGAAAGTACGATGCAGCTTGTTCGCGTGTCTCGAAGCTGATGAACTGATCACACCATTGCGCACCAGAGGCATCAACGCAAGTAATAACGATGTTGTCAGCCGTCATTTCAGTGGTTGACAGCGTAACCAGCACAGCGCGACCAGAGGCAGGGCCTACGGTTGGCAGTGTGGCAAGGTTGGCAAATGCGCCGCCGTCTTTGCTGATCTGGAAGTCACCAGAAGCAAGAGTAGGGTTAGCTTGCAGCAGCTTGGTATCAGCCTGTTGAACCAGACCGATGTAGAAGCTGTACGCCTTACCTTTTACAGGTTTGAATGATGTAGCCATGTTATCTCCGAATGCCGAAAATACGGCGGTTGTTTTGTTGACGAATCACGCCAGCGCCTTGAGTTGTTGCGCCACTTGCTGTTCTGTTCAGCTCAATCATTGAGATGACATTAAAGTTTGGGTCAGAAATGTTCTTGCGGAAATAGAAGTCGGTCCCTGACAGCGTAATATTCACGGGGACGTTGTTCGACACCCAATCGGCAACGCTTGTTCTCAGGACTCCGCTAGCGTCGTAAAACTCTCCAGCACCTGCCGCTTGATCGGTCTGTGATAAGAGAACAGTTGTACCGTCGCTGTCCAATATGTCCCAATAGGCGTGATTTGCATTAGTAGCGTCACCTGCAGCTACCCTGACTGCCACTAGACCGGCCTCAGGAACGGTCATCCTGAACGTCCGCGAGTCCGCTGGCACCTGTTGATTGATACCAGCTAATGGCGCATAAGCTACCCCGCTGTCCCGGTCACGGGCATAAGTGGTCAGGTCTATGTCCCATCCCAGATTCAAGCCCAGGCCTGTGCCTGTCGTGGTGCGGGCAGTCGGGTATGCCTCGCCAAGACAATACGTGCCGTCTGTTGGGTCAGTTACATACCCTGATGTGGCCCGAAATGCTACGATGATTTTGTAAGCCATGATTAACTCTGTATCGCGCCCATATCCCGCGTTCCTGCGGAATACATGGCGACGTTAAGGAAGTCGGACCACACCGGCAGATCAACACCCGCGTCAATTGCGTAGCTGCCACCTGCTGGCTTCCAATGCAGCGCAGTGGTTGGCGGTGTAGTAGCTGCGTAGGCGTTTGTCTGGTCTTGCGACGTTGTGGTGTTGTTTGTAGCGTCAACAGCGATGTTTGCCAGCGACGGGTTAATCAGGTAACTAGCCGAGCCGCCAGGGTTGTAAAGCAGGTTGTTCTTGATCGCATAGGTCGGACTTCCCGTAATGTCACCCTCGTTCGGGTTGAAGAAGTTAACTTCATTGGTCGTGTTGCCATAGACACTGTTGTGATACCAGTGAATATCATTTGCCTCTGGCTCAACGTGGGTCGCATCCAGACCAATGTGGCTTGTAAAGAATACCGAGAGCCGATCAACCTTGAACATATTCAGGCGCATGTGCATACTCACACCCATAGGCGTGATGTTTGCCTCTACTCCCTGTAGGAAGTTGCGCTCAAATAGGCAGTTCCTTACCCGACCATTAGCTGCGTTATTTACAGGACCGATACCGATACTTGCAAGATTGTTTCTTGGCGAGCCCTCACCATCAGCGAAGTTGTCCGATGCGACAACGCTCTCGGAGTAAACGTATGGACCATAGACAAACTCAGGATATAAGAGTGAGCCTTGGTCTGTAGCCCTCATGGATATAAAGGCGCGTCCATCATCAATACGTGCAATGCGGTTGTGAGCAACAACAGAATATTGAATTGTTGGGCAGCGTATCCCGTGCTCTCCGAGATAGTTGGGGTCTACGTTGTTGCCGATGATCGCCATCGACTCCCCGCCCATGTAGAATCCGTTTGCACCGTTGTCGTTACCAACCGACTCATTGAAGTAGCAATCGACAACACCGTGACCGCGAAACAGGTGAACTATTGGGGGGTCAGTTGCTGGATTGATGCCGGAGTTGTATCCAACCAATGCGCCGTGATCAATCTTCCAGCCGAATTTGACGTGACTTACATCACAGCGATAACACAGCCAGTCATCAAAACCACCTGTAGCACCGAAGCCTTGTGAATCACCCGTGTAGCCCGTTGCGTCAAGTGCAAGGTCCATCGTCACCAGACGGTTGTATGTCGTGAAGCTACCACCACCCAAACTGATACCAGCGAAGTTGCCGCCGATCTGGAAGTAAGGCTTTGCACCCGTCCCATATGCGCCGATGAATACGTCATCATTGCGAATGAGCATTGATGTTGATACTGCGAAAGTCTCGCCACGGCAGAACAGGATTCGCTTACCGTTACCAATGTTCGCTGCTAGGGCCGCGTCTGCGTCTGAACTGGTTACTTGCGTGCAGCCACTCGGAGCGCCCGTAAAGTTGCCGCTTGTGCTGATGCAAACTGTCAGTGTTCCGGCATAAACCGTGTCAGGGTCGGTGACAACAATCTCAGTCGTGTAATACGTGTTCGTTGTTGTGTCGTACCGCATCGTGCAGGACGGGCTGTAAGTGCCAGGTGTCTCGTACACGTGAGCCGCAATCGGCCCCTTGTCCATGTTCTTTGACCACGTTTGACCTAGCGCCGCATATGCTCCGTATGTCCAGTCACCAGAGCCAACATCATCAAAGTCCCATGTGTAATCAAGCTCGAAGTAAGGCGAACTCGTGAGTGCTGATGTGGTGCCAGATGCATCAAAGTGAACTAACAGCGGAGCAGGTCCGGTAACGCGCCGTACTTCTACGCTAGGCAGGATTGCAGTGCCACCCAAGCTACCAACGGCACCACTGGATTGAACACCAGTCAGGGCTGCGCTGATGTTTCCACCGACGACGCCAGCCGTGCTACCAGTGAGCCGCCAGAACTTCATCAGGCGATGCGAATCAGCGCGTTAGATGCGTCGTTGGTCGGCATGGTCAGCGTAAAGTTGCCTGCCGTTACGGTCTGTGAGCCGAAGTTATGCACACTTACCGCTTTGTTCGATTGCGTGCTGTTGTAGATCAGCGCAGCATCAAAAGCTGTGGACAGCGTTACAGTCGTCCAGGCAAAAGATGCTGAAGGCGTCCAAATAGCAGTCGTGCCCGATGTGCTTGGAGGCGTTGCATTGGTCACCGTCACGCCGCCTGCCGTGTAGTTGGTGCCCGTTACCTCGCCAGTGGTCGAGTAAGCAGTCGTTGAGGCGTTGTAGGTCGCTGATGCGAGATACAGAGCAGCCTTGAACGTGTCAGCGGTAGTTGCACCGCGAACGACGCCTACGCCAAAGTTGTGATGACCGACGAGAAGCTCACCTTTGAAACTGGTGGTCATAGCGGAAGTGTTTGCGATGATATATCTCCTACGCGAATCTAAAATAAAGACCGTTTGCGGATGTTCGCCTTCCGATACAAACGGCACTAACTCCTGAAATGCTCAACCCTGTTGACTCCGCAGCGTCGCTTACTGAGTCAAAGGTTGCATTCAAATTTATGCACTCCACAGGCTTGTTTTTGGTCAAGCTAATTTTTTGAATAGTCTTTTCGCTTTGCTTTCGGCCAGTGAGAGATGCGCTTAACTTGGCACGGCTTTCATCCGTCCAAACTCTCGAAGAGCAGGCCAAACTAACGGCAGCGATGCGCTTTTCTTGGTTAACCAGAAGAGCCGCTGCCTTAAGTCGATTTATTGATGCCTCACGAAAATCGGCATTGGCGTATAGAGCGATCTTTCTTTCGCTGTTGGCCTTGTTTTGCTCTGCCGTTCTCTTTTTGCCACGATTACTCGCGGAAATCTTTGCGACAACCTCAGGAGATATGCGCCTGCCGACAGTAAATTCGCCGCCTGCTGTTTGGTTGTATTCGGGCTTGAAAGATGCGATCACATCTCTCTCAACATCTCTAGCAGATTCAACGCTTAGGCATGATGCAACCTGTTGAACGTCAAACTCACTAGCGCCATACTTCGCAATAGCACGATGTAGCCAGCTTTTGGGACGCCATGCTGATTTAGCAATGTGCTCTTTCCATCTCTTTTCAACAGTAAACGATGTAATCCCGACATACCGCATACCATTTGCGCGGTTTGTTACGAGATAAACCGCGGCTGCCATGATTAGTCCTTAGAACTGTCCGATTGATGTAGCGCCTGCGATGCCGGTTGGCACGTAAGCATGTGTCGAGTCCTTGACAATCTCGCCATCGGACGCCGTGTAAAACTCACGAAACTTGATGTACTCTGGATTGATCTCCCACTCATGTGAATAGACCAGTTCTGACTCGGGCATAAGGCCGCGACTTGTCCAGATTTGCACTTCCATTTATTGCACTCCTACTGCACGACCATCTGGGCCGCGAATGATGACTTTTGGGGGTGGATTGGCAATCGTGTGGGTTAGCTCTTTCATCTGATTGAGCATCTCCATCTGTAGATTCGCCATGTTGTCTACCTTGCTAGGCTGTGGCATCCCGAGTTCTCCAATCTCATCCTCTGGAGACTCCCAATCTGCCTCTGCGCCTGCTGTGGCTGAGTTGACCTTGGCTAACAGCAATTGGCCGTGAACGTCCATCTTCTTGAGCTTCTCAGCGCCTTCTTGTTTGGCTTTCTCCAAGATCAGCGCTTTACGGACTTCAATCTCTGCCGCTTGTTCAGGGTCTGCCTGCTGTACTGGTGTTTCAGGTTTGACAATGGCTAGGCGCTTGGTTTCAGCTTCAAACTTCTTGATCTCTAGCTCTCCGCGCTTGTCCTCAAGCTCTTTGCTCATCATCTGCATCTGCTGCTGTAGCTGCTGGATGGCTTGCTCTGCCTGCATCAGTTGCGGAGGCTTGTCGCCCTGCGCTTGTGGCGGTAGCATTGCTTGCAGACGTTTGGCAATGTCATCAGAACCGGGCCAATCGAGGTTTTTAGCCAGCAGGTCACCAACAAATGGCGCAGCCTGCGGGAACACCCGAATGAACTCCATCATCTGCCCTGCGGCTTCTTCACGACGCGAGGTAAACGATGGTCCAGCCTCACAAGTAACGTCATATTTACCTGCGGCTAGGTCGAATACTTTGGTTAGGCCGTTAACCTCATCCTGATAGCCTTGTGGAAGCTGTTGGAACGTAGGCGGTTGCCCTTGTTCACCCGGCTTTTCCATGATTGGCTGATTGATAGGCACACTGTAGTTAGTGCCATCTTCCTTGATCGCACGAATGATGCGCGGGACGTTGTAGACCTTTGGAATCAGGTCGACCAGGATCCGCCCACCGTGACGAATGCCGCGTGAAAGGTTGTCGATGAAGTTGAACGTCGATACGTCGCCTTCACGCTGCCTAGCCATGATTGCGCGGCCTGAAGTCTCGTTGCTCTTTGCACCTAGCGATGCGTCATAGATGCCCATGATCGACTTCATATCGTCAGAGGCGTTTAATGCTTCTTGCAGAGCACCAGCGGGAACACCAGCAAAGCCCTGACGCTGCGGAGGTACAGCGCCGTCATATTCAATGTAAGCGTGGCTTGTCGTGTTAGCTGATGCCCACTTACTGGAGTCCGTGGTAAACGCACCAGCAGGACCGATAAACGGCATCTTAGGGGCCAGTGCGACCAACTCAGTAGCTGCGCTGCGCCAGTAGTTGAAGTTGCGCTGTGCGTCCTTTGATGGGCGAATCAGGCTAGTCCAAGAACGTTTACCCTCAATGTTGATCTCATCCCCGTAGACGGGAACGATTGGGATATATTTACCTTCCCACTTATTCGTTTCCAGCACCTGAGCGCCGGTAATGATGCGTTGGGTTACCTTGTAGGTCTGTGTCTCACGAGTCCCGCTAACCTTGACGCCCTGAATGGTCAGAATGTCCTTTAGCTTCAGGAACTCGTCTTCCATCATCAGCGCACCGTCTGACAGCTTAAGAAGCGTGGTCGGCACCTTGTCGCGTGTCCAATACTCAGCTATTCGGATGGAGTCATCCTGAAACCACATCAGGTCTTTCAAGTCCTTAGCGCCCTCAAAGTCTGCTGTCTCAGCATCTGGATACTTGGCCTTAAAAGCCTTGTCACTCATCATGTCCGTGATGAATGCGCTGTTCCAGTCGCTCGAATCAGCCTCAGTTGATCGCGGATCCCCGTAGATCGTGAATGGGTTAGCCACTCGCTCTATGCAAATGTCCATATCGAATGAGTCGTCATTAGCGTAATCAGTACGAATGACAAAGTACCCTAGACCACAGGTAACAGAGAAATCGAGTGCGGTATCGTAGGCAATGTCCGCATTACTCGAATACTCGATGTTGCGTATCAGCCCATTGAGAATCTCAGCAGTCTCGCGGTCTGACTTGTCACCAATAGGATGGCAAACAATAGCCGGACGGTTCTGGCGTGCGTCGTTCGTTACCTGCTTAATGAAGGCAGGAAAACGGTTAATGGTCAGGCATGGACGCCCTTCGCGCTTGCGTTGCTGTACAGCAGCATCGTCCCACTGCTCACCGAGCTTCGCAAACTTCAGGTCATCGAGCATGGCCAGACGCTGATCACCCTCAGCATCAGAGACTTGCTGGAAAGCCTCCTTAGCGTCGGCTAGTACATCTTTTTCCATTAGCTCATCCATGAAACAGGCTCAAACGTGTTGCGCCTGGTTGGTTGTGTTTCGGTGTAGCCAGCGCAGAGATACCTGAAGGCGTCTGCTGAGTGGCTTGTCCAATCGTGTAGCGGTCCTAGATCAATGCCGCGCTTCTCGTCCCGCTTTTCCCGGTACTGACGCAGCGCATCGATGCCAATAGCACATTTCTTTTCGTCAAACCACATGCGGGAAATCATCATTCGGGCTAGATCAATCCCGTCTTTGACGCTATCGGCTGGCAGTGTCTGGAAAGTTATCCCGAGGTTCTTGGCTATGTCGTATCGACTCTTGCCCGTACCAAGCTCACGCACCTGAATGTCGTGTGGCGCGTAGTGCTTGCCGTACAGATAGCCCTTTTGGTCTAGCAGCTTGGCGTAATGGTCCAGCCCGTAGCCAGATGCCTCGTAGTAGTCCAGAATGCGTATCTCGCGCCCGACTTGGCTATAGAACCAGATCGCTGTGCTGTCCGAGATGCCCAAGTCCCAAGCGGTGTTAACCTTCAGCGCCAAGTCATACGGCACGCGGGTAATGCGCCCCTCGTCCTGCGCTTTCTGTATCTCTGCCGCGTAGTAGCTGCCGGTGATAGCAGCATCAAAGCTGCACTCAAACTCCTGCATGTACTCGTTCATCGGCATCATGCTTTTGAGCCGCTGCAATTCTTCTATGTCGATCAGGCCAGTCTCGCTAGCCTTCAACACTTGGCAGTACCAATCAGGGTTATCCTGCGCTTGCTTGTAGGTCTGCCCGAGCAGGTTTCCCCACCCTTTAGGCGTTCCAGACAGGTCAAGCCATCCCTTACGGTCAGCCAGAGCAGGCATGATGACCTGCGTCAGTGCGCTAGGAGCTATGTCTTGCGCCTCATCGCCTACGATGCCATCGAAGTACAACCCCCGAAGTCGTTCAGCGTTCTCAGCGCCATACAGCCTGATCTGCGCGTTGTTGTGCGCGAATGTGACTGATAGCTCCGACTCGTTGACTTTGCCGCCCATCTCTAGGATTGGCCTGCTGTACTGCTTCAGGTAGTTCCAGGCTATGTCTTTGGCCTGTATGTAATACGGAGCGAGGTAGCCAAACCGAGGGTTTTCAATGCCAGCACTTGCAGCAGACTTGATCAGCTTATTGATGCGAGCTACTGTCTTGCCTGCTCGTCGGTGAGCTACTGTCAGACTAAACCGCTTATCAGACTCGTGATAGGGTTTGAAGCAATCACGCGGCTGATAGTCGATTACGATGCGCTTTGTTTCCACTCGAAAACGACTTTGTGCGGGTTCTCAGAGTCACCAGCTATCGTCATGGGCAACACCTTGCCAACCAGTCCCAAGAAGGCAGCAGCCGTTCTAGGGTCGTTTGCACGTGCCTCAAGGTAATCAGCACCACCAGCGTTACTAAGCGCAACCAGAACCATGTTCTTTATGTCTGCTGTGACCTTATTCGGTCCGCGCTTACCCTGATTGGGCCTTTTCTCACCTTTCTTAAAGGCAGTTGATGTAGTCGCCATGATTCGAGTTCCTTGCGGATTGTTCGCAGAAATAAAAAAGCGCCCGAAGGCGCAAAGGTCATTACTGACCAAGGAGTGATTGGTTTGCCGACACGCCCCAAGGTGCTCGGAGGAAAGCGGCCTTGAGGCGTTTTGTCGTCGGTTTATCCAGCTTTACCGAGCAGGCGCGGCCAGTCCTCTTGCACAGTCAGCGGAGGGGAATTGCTGTGTGCTGTCTTTCGACTATGCGGACTGGATTTGGAATAGATCGCCTCTCGCTAGAGCAGAACCTCGGAGCGTGTAGCTGTGTTCGATGGGGTCGTCTAGGAGAGGCAGAATGAGTGCCGGTTACGCAATCCGGCGGTATTACACCCGCGTGCCCACTATGGGCCAAATTGTAGATGTTGCATAAGGCTGGATTGATCGCTAAAGGTTCGCCACGCCACGCTTGTCACTCGATAAGATGTGCGGCAGGACAAAGCTGCATATTCATCCGCACAAAGAAAAAGCCCAGTCTAGTTGCTACGGGGGGCTTATTTGGACGTATTTACCCGCCCGAGTGCCATACTATCGTTGTTTTTACGCACTGTCAAGCATTATTTCTACCGTTCGTCGGATTGTTCAATCAATCGCTTTATCCAACGTGCGCCACCTAGTTCCAAATACTTCATCCTTTGCGATTCTGTCAGGCGAAGCATAACCGGCTTTGTTGGCTTTGATTTAGGGCGTCCGGGTTTACGTTTAGAAGGAATTGACAGCATCAAAAGCTTCTTTCATGGTTTTGAATCCGCCTTCAAGTCCGTTGTGTGGAACAAAGCGGTAGAACTTATCAGCCTTGGCATTTGCCAAGATGTAGGCGTCTGGCTTGTAGTCGCCGGGGGTTGCTTGTGCAGCCATCACTCGGAGGGACATGAAGCCGACTTTCACCATTTCTCCTACTGCCCATGCTTGTTTGCTTTTGGTAATCATTTTCAAATCCTTTTGTTGATGCCTTTAGTGTATATCAACAATTAGATATTGCAAGTGTTTTGGCTACCGTTCGTCGGAAAGTTACGCCGCATTGTCTTCACTAGGTATCACTTCGCCGTGGAAGAAATGTACCTTTTCGCTAGACATACCATGGATGTTCATCATCAACTGCTGCCGGTACTCCCCTCGCGTGTAAACAAGCAGCTCGCCGCCAGAGCCTTCCAACCACTGCACGGCGCCATACTGCCCCTCTTCCCGGCAAGCGTTCCAAAATTCTTGCGCCGCCTTCAACAGCTTTGTACCTGCTGCTTGTCTCTTTTTATCCATCATTCACTCCTTACAGATTCATCTTCTCGATCAGCAGCGCCCTAGCCTTACACAATAGCTCGATGCGTGCCAGATCGTCCTTGGGTAGCCTTGCGCTGGTCCACACGTTAGCGCCTGTTGCGAGGTTTCTTGCTTGTATCTGCAAGCTCGTGCGGTAGTCTGGAATCATCTCACTGATGTAGAAGTCTATCGTTTTCAGCCGTGTGCTATCTACATCGCGGTCCAGTACCTCGTGCGTGCTGTCCCATTGACGTGAGCTGGTAACGTCGCCAAACCCTGCTGCTGTGGACTTGTAGCCCATTACCCACTTATATCCCTTGCTCCAGCAGTGCCAGGCGATTAGGGCGTCGTTTAGCAGTAGCTGTGTGTCGTTGGTAATAGGCGTGCCTCAAGTCGTTTGCGTCGATGTGCTGGCGATTCAAATACGGGGTGCCACTTTGTGTAATCACCCATTGCGCCCCAATCTTCCAGTTCTGAGCGTAGCTTGTCGGACGTTGCGTAGTCCTTCGCTTCTTTTGCGGAGATGTATGCGTGATACACAACCCCAAGCTGGCTGCGCTCGTAGTCCGTTAGCTCGTCAGGGTTTTGCATGGTTACTCAGGTTTGCGTAATGTGTTAGGCAACAATCACCCGATTTCCTTCAAGACTTCTTTAATCTCCTGCTTTGCGTTGTAAACCCGCCTTTTGCGTTGCCAGTCGGTGAGCTTTGGCTGAATCAGGAACTCGTCCTGCGTATCAGCCACAACCATCGTTACCAGCGTGTTTACCAGCGCCATGACTTGCTTTTGCTCGTCAGCAGTCAGCATCACTTACCCTTTCCTATTTCAGCAGCAGCGCGGACGATTGCGCGGCGGGTTTCTTCAGTTCCCCACTCGTCGCCTAGTGATTCGGGGCAAAAATTAATACCCTCGCGCTCTGACAAAACCCACGCGCCATTTATATTTTTACGGTAAGAAATATTGATGTTCAATATGCACATCAACCGAAATGCGTCGCCGTCGTCTGTTAGTGGGTTCCACAGTTCCGCTGTGTCCATGTGCCCAACATAGTTCCACAAAGCCCCATGCCTTCCAGAATTTCGCGGGTACTCGGATTCTGTCCAACACGTTTTCATCTCTTGTGGGTCACCAAATCCAGCAGCCTTAGCCGCAGCCGCAAGTAGTTCGCGGTCTGTCATCACTTACCCCGTAATTGAATGCAGCCAAGGCTTGATAAGCGCCCATAGCCACGGTATGCCGTATATGAGTCCAGCGGTTACGGCTGCTGTAATAACGATAACCGCTAGAAAAGCCGTTGCCAGTGCCGAAGCTATTGCAGCGCCTAGCCCGTTCATTTCAGCACCCTACACCACACAGGCGCTCCGATAGTGCGGTCACATGGCCGGTCATGGTCGCTTGGCGTTCGTGCCGCCCTTGGTTCTGCTTTCGGCTCTGGTTTGCTGACGGGTTCGCGTGGTGTCGGCACTCGTGGTTCGCAGTGCTGTCGGGTGGCTTGCGCTTGGGTGGCGAATAGCAAAATGAGGATAGCGAGTAGTTTCATGGTCTTCCTATGCAGGCCATAGCCCACGGTTGGTTAATTCTTGCACGGTTTTATGGTGAGCGTCAGTCCATATTTTCGTCCGTTCTTGCTGTGTCAGGCAATAGCTGGAGTCAACTTTTGTATGACATTT